GGTCAAAGATTCGCTTCAATAGCAGACTTGCAGGTAGGTGAGGGTAATCAATCAGCAGCTGTGGGTACGACCGTAGCATTGCTAGAAAGAGGTAGCAGAACAATGTCTGCTATACATAAAAGAATTTATGCAGCTCTGAAACAAGAGTTTAAATTATTGGCAAGAGTTTTTAAGTTATATCTACCTAACGAGTACCCCTACGATGTCGTTGGTGGTCAAAGAATGATTAAGCAAACAGACTTTGACGACAGAGTAGATATATTGCCGGTTGCAGATCCAAACATATTTTCTCAGACACAGCGTATTTCCCTCGCACAGTCGGAACTGCAACTGGCGTCATCTAATCCACAAATACATAATTTATACGAAGCTTATAGAAATATGTATGAAGCGTTAGGTGTAAAAGATATAGACAAACTTCTAAAACGACCACAACCACCCACACCGAAGGACCCAGCGTTAGAACATATTGATGCTCTCGCTGGGCGACCGTTCCAAGCGTTTCCTGGTCAAGATCACAGAGCACACATAACTTCTCATTTAAATTTTATGGCTACTAATATGGCTAGAAATAATCCGATGGTTATGGCTTCTCTTGAGAAAAATTGTTTTGAACACATTTCTTTAATGGCTCAAGAACAAGTTGAAATGGAATTTAGAGAAGAGATGCAACAATTAATGGCAATAAGACAAAACCCTCAAGCTGCTATGAATCCACAGATACAAATACAAGCAAAAATGATAGCAGAAAAAATTGAAGCAAGAAAAGCACAACTAATTGCTGATATGATGGGTGAATTTATGGCAGAAGAGAAGAAAATTACATCTCAATTTGATAATGACCCTATCGCAAAATTAAGAGCAAGAGAGTTAGACCTTCAAGCACAAGAAAATCAAAGAAAAAGACAAGAAGGTGAGGAAAGAATTACTCTCGATAAGATGAGAGCAATGATGAACCAACAAAATCAAGATGAAAAACTTGAACAAAACGAAGAATTAGCAAAATTAAGAGCAAATACTTCGATTGAAAAAACAATATTATCAAAAACACTGCCAAGTGCTAAAGATATGGGCGCTGGAAGTGTGATAATTAAGAAAGAGGAGTAAAAATGTCGACAAAAAAGGAAAAAAAGGTTAAAAAAGTAATGAGAGAGTTCAAAAAAGGTGAACTCAACATAGGTGGCAGTAAGAAAAAGGTAAAAAGTCGTAAACAAGCTATTGCGATTGCACTTTCTCAAGCTGGTATCAAAAAGAAAAGGAGCTAAAATGGCAGAAGAAAACAAAAAAAGCCTGAACCACGAAATGTTTACAAACAAAGATGGTTATGTTGAAGGTGGAAAAGAAATAGAAACAACTAATCCAGCTGAAACACAAGAAGCAGAGGTTCAAGGACAAAGAAATATCTTAGCAGAGAAAAAAAGAAAAGCTAAGTGGTACTAATTTATGGCGTGGTTTAGTTTAGCAAAGATTGCAATGCAAGCTGGCGCGAAAATCTATTCTAACCGCCAGAAAACAAAGATGGCTATGTCTGATGCACAATTAATGCACGCAGAAAAAATGGCCCGGGGTGAAGAAGCTTACCAAGGCAAGCTTCTAGAGGCAAGACAATCTGACTGGAAAGACGAATTTGTCTTGTGTATTTTGTCAGCTCCGATTATAGTGTTGGCCTGGGCAGTTGTAAGTGACGACCCAGACGCAATGGAGAAGGTAAAATTATTCTTTGAATATTTTTCTACACTTCCGAGCTGGTTCACGAATTTATGGATCCTTGTCGTGGCGAGCATTTTTGGTATAAAGGGTACACAAATATTTAGAAACGGAGGCAAAAAATAATGGCAAATAGAAGATACAACACACAAATTAAACCATCTAGAATGAAAGTTATGGGTGGCGGAATGATGAAAAAAAGAACTATGTTAAAAGGTGGTTCTTTAAAAATGGTAACGAAGGGCGGAAAAAAAGTTCCTTTCTTTGCAGCTGATGGAAAAGGTTCAAAAGATCTTGGCAAAGCAGATAGAATGATGGCTAAAAAAGGTTCTATTCCACCACAACTTAAAAAATTCGTTATGGCTAAAAAGAAAAAAGCCAAAATGAAAAATAAGAAAAAAGTGATTGGGTAATGGCGGGTAAAGGTTTATACGCAAATATCCACGCTAAAAGAAAACGTGGCGGTAAGATGCGAAAGAAAGGTGCAAAGGGTGCACCAAAAGCATCTGACTTTAAACG